CGGGTCGACGTCCTGGCCCTGCTCAAGGACCCGCGAGCCAGCGAGGCATCGTGAGCAGGCGCACCGCCCCCAAGACGACGCCCAGCGTCGTCGTCTACAAGCGCGGCACCACGACGGTCCCGAACACGCTGATCGGCGATCGGCGATTGAGCTACGGCGCGCTGGGTTTGCTCGTGGACATCCTGGCCCGACCGGAGAGCGCCAATCAGGGCTATCGGGCGTTCCTCGGCCGCGGACTGGGGCAGAAGGGATTGCTGGACGCATTCAAGGAGCTGGTCGCGGCCGGCTACCGCCATCAGGTCAAGGTCCGCTACTCCGACGGCGAGGTTGTCACCTACACGGTGGTCGCCGAGGACGCGATCAACTCCGAGGTCGCCCAGGAGTTCCTGCTCGAGACGATCCGCCAGGACCCTGACGCCCGTGCGTTACCTGTCCACGCGCGGCGCGACCTGCGGAAACGCGCGAAACAGCTTGCCACAGATGGCAAACCTGCAGGTGGGGACCGGGCATCGGGATATCACGCAGGTGGGGTGCAAGGCATACCGATGCCCGGTGCACCGCTGCCCGGTGCACCGCTGCCCGGTACGGCGACGCACAAACCTAAGGAGGTTTCCAAGAGTCCTAGCTCGCTTCGCTCACAGGACACCGAAGAACTACCCACGAGCGCGCGAAAAGCCAACGGCGGGCACACTCCGGCCATCGACCTGCGCAATATTCCGACCCACTGTCCGCACGGCGTGGAGCTGAGGCGGAACGCGGCCGGCGTACTCATCTGCCCGTCCTGCCGTCGCGATGAACGGCAGGTGCCTGGTGGATCGTGACCGGGTCGAGGCGCACATGCAGGCCCTCGAGGGACTGCTGGACGAGGACAACCCGCCGCTGTTCGCGGTGGTGATCCAGGCGCATGACCCGGGCATGGGCTTCGTGTTCCCGCTGTACGAGCGGGCGCTCAGGGACGGCACGCTCGACGAACAGCACGCCGTGCTGGCGCACGTCCGTGCCGTCCTGGGCAACGTTGTCGGCTACCTCGAGATGCAGCTCGACCAGGTCATGCGGGCTGAGGCTGAGCCGCCTCGTGAGACGCAGAACGTGGTGGACTCGTTGTGAAGGGGTGATGAGGGGTGGAGCTCATCGAGCCGTGCTGTCCAGACTGTGGCCGGTCCCCGGTCGGCAAGCACTGCGACTCGCGTACCTGCACGTGGTGGGTGTGCGTCACGCACGGCGTGTACGCCAGGCCGGCGACCAGCAAGCCGTGACCGTGTGTCCCACGCCGACCACGGCTGGACGGCGGGTGTCGCGGCGAGGGCGCGGCGGTACTGGACGCTGCAGCTGGCGGCCGCCGGCGAGCTGCCGTGCTGCCGATGCGGCGGCCTGGTCCACGTCGAGGACGCCTGGGACGTCGACCACGTGATACCGCTGAGCCAGGACGGCGAGCTGGGCCTGGACAACCAGGCGATCAGCCACCGGCCGTGCAACCGCCGGCACGGCCAGGGCCTGGCCCACGTCGCCGCCGCCGTCCAGTCCGCAGCCGAGAGAGGGATCAGACCGTGGTGAGCACACCGTCCCTGGTGACGATCAGCCAGACCGAGATCTTCGAGCTGTGCAAGCGGCTCGGCCACGACCCGGCCAAGGTCGCGCGCATCACCATCGAGCCACATGTGGTGGTCGTGGAGTACGAGCACCCCATCAGCGGGGTCGACCCGGCCAGCCGACTCGACGTCGTCCAGCACATGACCATCAAGGACCCGCCGCCGCTCGTGGGAGACGATCTGCTGTGAACGACGAGGACAGTGCCGTGGTCGATGACGCGGTGATCGCGGTCCGCGAGGCGCTCAGTGGGCACAACATCATGGCCACGCGCATCGTCATCCTTGCCGAGACCATCGAGCCCAACGGCGACGTCGCGCTGTGGACCGCGACCGACGAGGACGTCAAGGCGTGGCACACCCTCGGAATGCTGTACTGCGCGATCCAGCGCGAGCAGGCAGGCATGATCACGGGCGAGGACTGATCAACCGTGCGTGACATTCGTGACGTACAGTGTTGTTGATCTTTTGAGAGGAAACTTCTGAACACCGGCCTCTACAGCCCACTTTTTCTCCCCGGGTGGTGAGCATGGGTGCTGAGCCGCTCAACGCGAGCCCCGTACGAGGGTCGGATACGGCCCGTGACCTGCTGCGATCGGGTGTCGAGGAGCTGCATCGGCGCGAGTTGCCCCAGGCCCTCACGTTCGCCGACGTCATCGGATCGAGTTCGGTTACAGCCAGTGACGGATCTGGCGTGCCGGACTATGACGAGGTCGTCGTGGTGGCGCCGCGGCGCTGTTCCAAGACCAGCTCCATCCAGGCCGTGCTGGTCGGTCGGATGAAGGCCATCCCCGGGTACTCGCTGTTCACGACCGCCCAGACCGGGCTCAAGGCCCGCAGCCGCTTCCTGGACGTCGCCGAGCCGCTGAACCGCGCCAACCCCGACGACTGGGTCCTGTGGCGTGCCGCGGGGCGGGAGTGCCTGGAGTACGCACCGACCGGTGCCCGCTGGCACGTCGTGGCGCCGAAGGGCGACAAGTTCCGGTCCGAGGCCGCCGACTGCGTCTGGGTCGACGAGGGCCAGGAGTTCGAGGACGAGGAGACCGTGCGGGACCTGCTGGCCGGGATCGAGCCGACCCTGGACACCAGCCGCTACCCGCAGCTCATCGTCTCCGGCACCCCGAAGGCCAAGGCCGGTCTGCTCTGGGACGCCCTGCAGCGCGGCCGCGAGCACGAGATCGGCATCGTCGAGTACGCCGCCCGCGAGGACCAGGACGACCCCGACGACGAGGCCGTCTGGACCCGGGTCCACCCGGGCATCGGCACCCTGACCACCATCGAGCGGATGCGCGCCCGCCGCCGCAAGCTGGGCCGGCTGCTGTTCTCCCAGGAGTACCTGTGCCTGTGGCAGGACGCCGCCGCCACCAGACTGCTCCCCGCCGGGTCCTGGACGGGCTCCCAGCGCGACAGCGCGCCGTCCAGGCCCGAGCGCCTGGGCTTGGCCTTCGAGGTCGCCCTGGACGGCTCCTACGGCGCCGTGGTGGGCGCCTGGAGGGACGGCGACGGCCGGGCCTGGTGGGAGCTGCTCGCCGTGCGCTCCGGCGCGGGCTGGCTGCCGATCTTCCTGGCCGACCTCGCCCGCCGCCGGCACCTGCCGATCTCTTACGACGCGATCGGGCAGAACCTCCAGGTAGCCGAGGCCCTGACCCGGATCCGGCCGCGGCCGCGCCTGGACCCGCTGAACACCCGGCAGATGATCGCCTCGTGCCCGCCGGTCTTCGACGAGCTGCACGGCGGGCGGATCCTGCACGTCGACCAGCCCGACCTGACCACCGCGATCGCCGCCGCGGCGAAGCGGTACCTGCGCGACGGCGGGTGGGTCTGGAACCGCGAGGCCGGCGGCCCGGCCATCGCCCCGCTGATCGCCGGCACCGTGGCCCTGGCCGCCTACGACCGGCTGCCCGCGAAGGTCGAGACCCGCATCCACGTACGCACCTAGGCCGGGGGAAACACCGCTGCTCAGCACGGCCCTGGCCAAGATCGTTCGGGTACGAGCAACCTGCCCACGTGGGGATCTTCACCCGTACTCGTGACGTCCTGGCCGCGGCCGCCGCGCTGGAGGCCAGCAACGTCACCCCGCACGACCCGGCCCGCTACCCGCAGGTGGCCTCGCCGGTCGGCCCGTTCATGCCCACCCAGCGCCTGTCCGTCGCGGCCCTGTTCCCCGAGGGGATCCCGCTGTGCGGCCGTGACGAGGCCCTGTCGCTGCCGCCGGTGGCGAAGGGACGCGACGCGATCCAGGCGATCGCCACCCTCGCGCTGGAGGCCTTCCGCGGCCAGGAGCGCCTCGAGCCGCAGCCGGCCTGGCTGAACCGCTCGGCGTTCGGCTCGCCGTGGCTTCGGATGCAGGCCACGATCGACGACCTGATCTTCGACGGGTCTGCCCTGTGGTGGATCTACCGCGGCACCCGCTCCACGATCCTTGACGCCCGCTACGTCGAGCGCACCGAGTGGGAGATAGACCCCGACGGGCGGATCCTCGTCAACGCCGACACCGTCGAGCCCGACGAGGTCTGCCTGTTCAGCGGGCCGATCCCCGGCGGGGTCCTGACCCGCGGCCGCCGCACGATCCTGGCCGGGATCGACCTGGAGTCCACGTGGGCCGGCCGGGTCGCCTCACCCGCCCCGCTGGTCGAGCTGCACCAGACCACCGACGACACCCTCGAGCAGCCCGAGATCGACGAGCTGCTGGACAACTGGTCGATCGCCCGGCGCGCGAAGAACGGCGCCGTTGCGTTCACCCCGTCCAACGTCACGGCGATCATCCACGGCCAGTCGATGGCCGACCTGATGATCGCCGCCCGCAACCAGCTCGCCGTCGACATCGCCTCACACATGGGCCTACCGGTCTCCACCACCAACGCCTCGCTGGCCACGTCGACGCTGACCTACAAGACCCAGGCCACCGAGACCACCGCGCTGTCCGAGGCCCTGATCCCCTGGCACACCGCGGTCACGGCCCGGCTGTCCGAGGACGACATCACCCCGGCGACCACGCGAATCGCGTTCGACACCAGCCGCTTCGCCGCGCCCACCGGCTCCCAGACCGAGGACTGACCATGCGACTACTCGGAACGCTGCTCACCGCAGACCGGGCCTCGAGGGTCCTGCGCTACCGGCTGCTGCCCTTCGGGGAGCCCGGCTACACCAACGTCGGGAAGGTCACCGCCTCCGCGGGCTGCCTGCAGTACGCGCCGATCGAGGACTTCGTGCTGAACCTCGAGCACGAGCGGCACCGGCCCCTCGGCCGCGGGGTCGAGCTGGTCGAGACCCCCGAAGGCGTCGACGTCGCCGTGCGGATCCTGGCCACCAGCGCCGGCAACGACCTGCTCATCGAGGCAGACGAGGGCGTCCGCACCGGCATCAGCGTCGAGGTCGACGCGCCCGTCGTACGCGGCGGGCGACTGGTCGGCGGCCGCGTGAGCGGCGCGGCCGCCGTCCGGGATCCCGCCTTCACCTCCGCCCGGCTGGTCGCCTCCGACCTGCCCGACGCCCCCGACGAGGGCACGACATCACCCGACACCACACCCGACAAAGACCCTGACACGTCACCTGACAGCCCCGACGTGTCACCCCCTCTGACCAGCGATGACGACCCGGATACACCTGACAGTGAGGATGACGACATGGAGCCCGACGACCAGGGCCAGACCGCCGCGCCGGTCGCGACGGCTCCCCGGCTGGCAGCCAGCCGCAAGCGCCAGCCCGACAAGCCGCTGACCTTCATGCAGGCCATGCACGCGATCGTGCGGCTCAAGGCCGGCGACCACTCCGACCTCGCCCGCCTGGAGCCCGCCGCGCAGCTGTTCGCCGCGTTCGGTGACGCCACGACCTCGGTCACCTCCGCCGACGTCGACGCCGCCAGCCAGCCCCAGTGGCTCGGCGAGGTCTGGTCGCCCGCCGAGTTCACCCGCCGGATCATCCCGCTGATCAGCAGCGCCCCCCTGACGTCGCTGCGCCTGCAGGGCTTCAAGTGGGTCGAGAAGCCGACCGTGGCCAAGTACCCCGGCGCGATCGCCGAGATCAACTCGACGCCGGTTTCACTGGCGCCGGTGAACGAGGCCGCGCAGCGATGGGCCGGCGGCAACCGGCTCGACCGGGCCATCTTCGACTTCCCCGACGCCGGTGTCCTCGCCTC